CTATACAAATGGTCAAGCGGCTTCATCAAGTAATAAAGGTTTTTTAACATCAACTGATTGGTCCACATTCAATGGCAAAGCTAATAAATCATCAGCAACTTCAGGAATAGATATATCATTTAGAACACCTGAAGTATACAATACAAGGTCATCTGCTGGAACAGGAAACCTAACAGGTGATTATACTAGTGCAATAATTGGTGTAGTTCAAAAGGTTTATCACAATGATTCAGTTGCACCAACGGTACCAGGTACTTGGATTAAGTTAGGTACAGGAACTTATACACCTTCAACATTGAATATTATCTATGTTGAGTGGACCAGTTCAAATATTGCTGAATATTGGATAGTTAAAGGAGTTTAATATGAGTTTATACTATAGAAGTTTAATACAAACAGCATCTTTACTTTTGGATTTATATCCTAATGCAGCAGTAGCTTATTCATTGCGTAAACTGAGGACTGCTTATTCAGGGAATTCTGTAAGAGTAAGAAGAGCTGTTGATAATACAGAACAAGATTTTGGATTTGATATAAATGGTGATCTAGACATCGCTGGTATTGAGTCATTTTTTGGTAACAATTTATTACTTCAATCAGAAAATTTCAATACTTCTTGGACAAAAGCAAATACTGTAGTTACTACTGGTGCCATTTCTGCTCCTGTTGGAGGAGGTACAGCTGATAGATTAGATGAGAATACAACTAATGCTGCACATACAATTACACAAGCATCTGGAACTATCAACAATTCATCTAGTTATTTTCTATCTATCTATTTAAAACCTGACCAAAGAAATATAATTGATATTGTAAGTGGGATTGGAGGATCTTCTCAAGTAGCAAGAGTTAATATAACAACTGGAGCTGTAGTATCTAATACATTTAGTAATACTCCAACACTTACATCTGTTGGAAGTGGTTGGTATAAATTTGAGTTATTTGTAACATCAGCTCTTACATCAACCCCTACTGGGTTTCAAGTTAGGTTGACTAATGGAACTACTCAGACTTATGCCGGGACTACAGGATTTGGTTGCTATATTTGGGGAGCACAAATTAGTGGAGGCAGTTCTGTTATTCCTTACTTTAAAACAACAACAGTTATTGCTGCTAATGCATTTGTTGCAACTTGGTATGATCAATCTGGTAATACTAATAATTCAACACAAGGAACAGCTGGAAATCAAGCTCAGATAATTGCTAATGGTTTTAAAATAACTGATGCTATTACAGGTAAAATAACAACAACTTGGACTACTGACCGATATACATTAGCAACAGGAATAGATCCTAATACTAAGTACTTATCAATAGGTGTTGTTAATAGAACTGCTAATACTAATAACATAATACAATTAGGTGTATCTGGAAGTATTGGAGGAGTAAATGGACAACAACCATTGTTTTGGATAGCTACAACAGGAGCAGTTAGAAGTGATATGTATTCAACAGTTACTCATGCTAACAATACTTCTACTGGAGCTTTTATAATGACTTCAGAAAAAAATGGTAGCAATTTAAAAACAGCATATCTAAATGGAAGTGCACTAGCAACAACAGGAACGGAAGCACCATCAACAGGAACTAATATAAATTCATTTGGTCAAGCTGGAGGTAATACTACAACATGTCAATATGCTGAATACATATATTGGAACTCAGAACAAAGTGCTAATAGAGCAGCAATAGAAACAGCTATTAATGATTATTACAATGTGTACTAATGGAAATTGAAGGATACAAATATATAGTAGAACAGGATGCAATAGATGCACGTAAAAAATGTGCTGATTATTATGGTTTACCAATCAATCAACAAGATGTAACTAAGTATTGGGTAGATTATGAAACAGCTTATTTAGATACTCCTATCTTTTGGTACATAATCTTTGATGAAAGTATTAGAGTAATATTAGGAGAACCAATTAACTTTGAAGTAAAATTTAACAATATATAATGGCAGAAAAATCAGTAGTATTCTCACTTAAGGTCAACACTGGCAATAGTGTCAATGACATCCAAGCAATGGATGCAGCTGTGAATGAATTGAATCAAGATTTAAAAGCAACACAAGCAACAGCTTCTGACAATACTGGCATAGATAATTTTGACCAGAAACTACAAGAACTGAATGCTAGAGTTGAAGCTGGTGGACTCACTATGAGAGAGTTGACTAAGACAATGAAGGAGTATCAGACTTTAGCATTGCAAGCTGGAGATAAAAGTCCAGTAGGTCAACAAGCAATAAGAAACGCTGCAGATTTAAAGGACCAGATTGGAGATTTAAAAGCTCAGACTACAGCCTTGTCATCTGACTTTGTTGGACTTGATACTACATTGCAAGGGATAGAGACTGGAGCTGCTGCATTTCAAGGTATACAATCTGCTGCTGCATTAGCTGGAGTTGAAAATGAGAAGTTAGCAGAGACAATGGTTAAACTTCAAGCTGTTCAGGGCCTTGTTAATTCTGTGAGTATTATTTCTAACAACTTAAACAAGGAGTCAATCTTAGGTCTACAGTTAAGAAATGGACTTGAGAAGGCTAAAGCATTTATATTAACAGGCTCTATTGGTGCAACAGCTGGACTAGCAACAGCAGAAGGTGGATTAACTGTTGCAACTAATACAGCAACATTTGCAACGAAGGCATTTAGAGCAGCATTAATTGCTACAGGTATTGGAGCTATAATTGTTTTGATAGGTACTTTGATAGCTAATTTTGATACAGTAACTAGGGTAGTGATCAAGCTATCTGGTTATGTCCTTAAAGCTTATGACTACTTTGATAAATTAGGAACTGGAGTCAAAGTTTTGATTGGTATTTTCTTCCCATTTATTGGAGTTGTTTATGCTGCAATTAAAGCACTAGAATACTTCAATGTAGTAGATACTAAGCAAGAAAGAGATGCGGCTGCTAGACATCAAGCCAATATGAAAAGAATTGATAAAGAGCTTGAGAAAAGAGAGAAGCAAAAGAAACAAAGAGAGGAGAACTTTAACAAAGAACAATCTGCATTAGATAGAGAGATAAAGTTATTAGAGTCATTAGGTAAGAATACAGATGCATTAGTAATTAAAAAAATACAAGGATCTATAGCATTTCAAAAAGAGCAACTTAAAGAGCTTGAGCTTAATCGAAGAATATTAGAAGCTACCAATATCTCTGGAATAAATGACCAGTTAATAGCTCAGACTAAGACTGCTATAAATGACACTAAAGAAGCTATTCTTGATGGCCAAAATTCTATAGAAGTAATTAAGAATAAAAGTATTACTAAGCAACAAGAAGACCAAAAGAAAGGACATGATAAAGAGAAAGAACTTGTCATCATGTCTAGAGAAGAGCTTGATAAGATATATACTGATTTCTTAGAGAATGAGAAAAAGAAAAAAATAGATTTTGATAAGTGGTCAGCAGAACAACAACAAGCGGCATTTGATGCAGAAGAGAAGGCATTCCTTGATGAAATGCAGAGACTTGATAATGAAGACAAACTTAAATTAGAATTGTTAGATAATTATAATTCTATAGTATTATCTAAAGAGGAGCAACAGATAGCAGATGTTAATAGTGAAAGAGATAAACAAGCAAGTGAGTTAGTATTAGCTCTATCAAGAAATCTTATCACTGAGGAAGAATATGCTAATGCTCTTATATTGTTGAATCAACAGACTGAGGATAAGATAACTGGCATTAAAAAGAAGACAGCTGAGGAGCAAACTAAGATAGATAAAACCAAGACAGATGCTATCTTAAAAAATATTGATGAAGTCATTAAGATAGCTAGAGCATTCCAAGAAACAATGGGTGCATTGAATGGATTACTTAATGCTAATGATCAAGAGAGAATTAAGAAGTTAGAAGGTAACGAAACAGCTCAGAATGAAATTAGAAAGAAAGCATTTAACAGAGAGAAAGCTCTTAAGATATCTGAAGTTATCATCTCAACTGCTAGTGCAATCAGTAAGTCAGTAGCAGCATCACCAACTACATTTGGTTTACCATTCTCAGCATTCTCAGCCATTACAGGAGCAGCACAAATAGCAGCAATTTCTAAAACAAAATTTGACTCAGGAGGAACACCACCAACAGCCCCACCACCAGGTGATACATCATTAGGAGCTACAGCTTCATCATTCACAGCTAATACTAATACTCAACAAACTGATTTAAATAGTGATAATGTTACAGGTACAAATCAACAAGGAATGATAAAGGTTGGTGTGCTTGAATATGACATTACTAGTACTCAACAAAAGGTAGCTGTCCAGGAGGTGAAGTCAAGCTTTTAATCCATTTTACTGTGGCTTTATTCCAGAAGTGGTCACCTGTTGAGAAGCATCCATTGATAGATATAAATTCTTGAGCCTTCTCTATAGATGGTACTGATACTTTTGAATTGACACCATCTTTAGAAGGTACCTGGTAAACATTGCAGTAGATTGATTTAATGAAATGGTTATCATTCTGCCAGTTGATATTGTCAAATAAATCAATTAACTTTTGACTATTCATTAGTACAGGTGTATGAGTCTCAAAATTGTAAGCTGTGAAGTTGTTATGCTTAAGGAATTCAAGAGTATTACTTTGAGCTATCTGAGTATGTGGAGCATGTTCAGGATTAACAATCAATGGTCCATTATTAATTGCAACATGAGGCTGCCATGATTCAGTGATATAGAAGTCTTTATTCATGTAGATAAAATCTCCTCCAATCTTCTTGGCAAAAGTTAATATTCTATTGGTTACATCACAGCCTCTGATGTTATTGTGTTGATTGCATGGTATATTATTGACTCCTTCAACTTCTCTACCTATGGTCCATATCTTAGCATTAGGATATAGATTTCTAATTAGTTCAATAGATTGATTTATCTCAAAGTCATATACTACCTTGCTATGGTATGGATATACAAAATTCATTTCGAACAAATATACATAATAATTATATGCTAAGAGAATTACCACTTTATGATATTGTTATAGATCTTGATGATCCAGAAACAACTGTATCATTCAATAGCCTTGTAGCTAATCCAGCTCATGAGAAATCATTTGAGACATTCTCACAAAAGATTGCTTATCAATTCAATGATGAGGAGCAAGTAATAACAGGTGTAGCAATATCTGCTAATACTCCAATATTCAGAAGAGATCCAAGTACTGGAGAAGAGTATTATGTAAATTTCTCCCCGGCATCAATTAAAGATATTGTTTTTGATTATGCTAGAAGAGAGAACTTTAACAATGTCAATCTTGAGCACAATAGTAAGAGAGTAGTAGATGGTATCTACATGATAATGTCTTATATCATAGATGAGAAAAAAGGATTCACAGCTCCTGAAAGATTCAAAGATGAGAAAGATGGATCATGGTTAGTATCTTACAAGCTTACTAATAAAGATGTATATGATGCTGCTAAAGCTGGTATGTTTACAGGATTCTCAATTGAGGGTGTCTTCCAATTGCTTGAGACAGGAAAAGGATGGGAGCATGAATTCAAAGCAATCTATCAAGAGCTTAAGCAAGTACAGGAATACATTACATTTTATAATGACTATCCTGAATCTGTAACTAACAATGCTAAGAAAGGTATTGAGCTTAATCAAAAGTATGGTAACAAATGTGCCACAAGAGTTGGTAGATTAAGAGCAACTACTTTAGCTAATAGACAAACAGTATCAGTTGCTGTGATTAAAAGAATGTATTCTTATCTATCAAGAGCTGAGGAGTACTATGATCCAAGTGATGAATCTGCTTGTGGAACTATATCTTATTTATTATGGGGTGGACCAGCAGCTAAACAATGGACACAAAGTAAATTAAAAGAATTAGGAATTTTCGAACAATAAATTATAATAGAATATGAATAAAGAACTAACTACCATTAAGGAATTGATTGCTGAAATGAAAGCACAATTCTCTAAGTCAGTTGACAAATTTGATTCAGCAGTTTTAGCTGATGGTGTAACAACTATTGAGTATGATGCTCTTGAGGTTGGAATGCCAGTTTTTGTTGTTGCAGATGGCGAAAGAATACCAGCTCCTGAAGGAACTCATTCATTGAGTGGAGAACTTGCTGGTGTATCTATTGTTGTTGATGCAGAAGGTATCATTACTGAGGTTATTGATGAAAGACAAAATGAAGGAGCTGGAGAAGTTGTTGTTGAAGAAACAACAGCAGAATCCATGAGTGCTGATCAAGTTGAGTCAATTGTAAATGCAAAGCTTGAGTCATTCTCCAAAGCTGTCGAAGGATTGGCAGAAATGACTAAGACTATTGTAGAAACTAATAACACTCTTATCAATGAGTTAAGCTCTCTGAAAAGTGAATTCGAGGCTTTCAAAGCTAAACCATCTGTAGAGACAAAAGAAGCTGAAAAATTCAGCAAGGTTGGCAACCTGACAGCTAGACAACTATTCTTAAAAAATTCTAAAATCTAAAATAAAATGTCGTTAAAAAAATATTTAAGCACAAAATTTAACTGGGATGTATCTGGGTTAGCAGCTTATGTTGATGAGCAAAGAGAAGACTTAATTGTAAAGTCAGTAACTGAAGCTAGAACATTGCAGTATGTATCAATTCAACAAGGGATTAAAGGATCTCAAGAATTGAAATTAATGGATGATTCAATTGTATACCAAGATGGTGACTGTACAATGACTCCTGATGGTGACACTGTGTTCACTGATAGAGCAATTGCAGTTGAGACATTAGGTTACATGAAATCTTTCTGTCAAAAAGACTTAGATGGTTTCTGGACTCAGTTAGGTCTTAGACCAGGTGCAATGGCTGAAGATAAAACTCTTCCATTTGAAGCACAAATCATCAGCTACTTATTGCAATTGCATTCATTTGAATTAGATAAATTAATCTGGAAAGGTAACAAAGCTACTGGATCAGGTAACTTATCTAAAATGAATGGATTCCGTCAATTCTTAACAGTTGCTAATGGTTGTGTTAACTTGAATGACAATTCTGTTGCATCAATCTCTGCATCTAATGCATTTGATGTATTCTACAATTGTTTCATTAACACTCCAGCAAATGTTGCTGAAGCTAATGACTTTATCTGTTTTACAGGTCGTGAGAACTTCAACTTCTTAACTAAGAATTTAGTAGATGATAACTTATTCCACTACAATCCAGCTAACATTGGTGACTTGAATGAGTTAATCCTTCCAGGAACAAACATGAGAATTGTTAAAGTTAACGGATTGAATGGATTAGATAACATCTATACTGGTAGAGCTTCTCAATTTGTATTTGGAACTGACTTAAGTTCTGACTTTGAGAACTTTGACTTATGGTATTCTCAAGATGATGATGTAATCTACTTAAGATCTAAATTCAGAGCTGGTGTACAGGTACCTTTCTTGAGCCAAATCGGAGTTTGGAACGGAACATCTTCTCCTAACTAAGAAAAATAATGGGAGGGGGTAACTCCTCCCTATTTAATAACATTAAAAAAAAGAAAAAGCAATGAGCTGTAATATGACACAGGGATATAATGACAGAACTTGTACCAACGGTAAAGGTGGTATAAAATCTGTTATGTTATTTCCATTAGAGAATGTAACTGCCTCTACAATTGTAGATAATGAAGTGACTGCTTTAACTGTTACAGGTGAAGTATTTTTGTATAAGTTAAAATCTAACTTATCAAGCTACACTGCACCAATCAGAGTGAATAAAGGAAATGGAACTCTTTGGTATGAACAAACTTTGACTATGATCTTAGCATCAGATACTAAAGAATTACGTTCAGAGATTCACTTAGTAGGACAGAATGAAGTTGTTGCATTGGTTGAGAAAGCTGATGGAACTTATGTAGCTCTTGGATTCGGAGAAGGACTTCAGATTGCTGAAGCTTCTGCTTATGGTTCTGGAGTATTGAAATCTGATAGATTAGGTCATGATATCATCATGGGTGGATTAGAAAATGATCCTGTTCCAGATGTACTTTCATCTGTTTATTTATCATTAATAGGTCAACAATCACCATCTTTCTAAGAATTGATTAAAGTGATATTTAAAGGGAGGGCTATGTCCCTCCTTTTTTTGTATATTTGAACATGGAAATAAAAGCAAAGTTTATTGGATCAAAACAATGGTCAGTATTATTGAGCAAATGGATTGATATTAAAAGAGGTGAAGAAGACTTCTACCAATCAATTGGATTTATCCACATATTTGAAAGAAAGAAACCTAAATTAATTAAAAATGCTAAAAATACTGAAGCAATCAACTTCAAATCTGATAGTGACAGTAACGGAACTGACAACAGTTAGTCCAGTTTACTACCTATTTGAATTTGAACATGAGCAATCATTCTTAAAGTATTACTGTATTCTAACTAATATAAGCTTAGCTACAGAAAGATATGATGAATTTGAGCTTATTGATGGAGTAGATTTAACTTTTGATTATGATGGATACTATACTTATAGAATCTATCAACAAACATCATCAACTAATTTAGATCCAAGTTTATCTGATGGTTTAGTAGAAGAGGGGAGAGCTCATGTTTATGTTATTGATTCTCCATCTAATGAGTATAATGAAAATATAACATTCAATATATATGAATAAGTTTGAATCAATGTCATTTAGAAAGGACTTTGTCCTACCAGTTGAGGAGCAAGATAGATTGCTTGGTTTCATCAAATGGGGAAAAAAGAATGACTATCCTTATTTTTTGGTGGACCTTTATAATGGTTCAGCATGGCACCAAGGAATTATCAAGAATAAAACTCACTACATTGCTGGTGGAGGACTTGAGGTTGTTACAGGTAACTTAGAAAGGTTCCTGAATAACTCCTATTCTGATTTCACAATGGATGAGATTGTTGAGCAATTGGCATTTGATTATGAATTGTTTGGTGCATTCGCTGTCAAAGGTACTTGGAATCTAGAAGGAACAAGAGTAGCTGTATGGGAATATCTACCAATAGATGCAATAAGAATATCATCAGATGAGAGAATGTATTATCTATCAGATGATTGGACAATGCAACAACAATCTCCTGAGAAAACAAATCTTAGAACTATTCCAGCTCTAGATGAAGCTAAAAAAGTTGGATCATTTGTATTGTATTATAAAGATCCAGCTAAGAAAGCACGTAAAGAACATGGAGTATATCCTAAGCCAGTTTATCAAGGTGGAATAACAGCTATTCAAACTGATGTTGATATATCTAAATTCAACATGTATGAGTTACAGAATGGATTCAAATCAGGAACTATGATCACATTCATGGATGGATTTCCTGAGACTCAAGAAGAGGCTGAATCATTCAAGAATCAAATTAAAGGACCAGCATCCAATATTGAAAATAGTGGTGATATTATAATCACATTTGCACCATCAGCAGATCAAGCTCCAAAGGTTGAGAATCTAAATGGAAATGACCTTGATAAGAGATATAATGCTCTTGAGAAATCAGTGCAACAGAACATACTTGTGGCACATTCAGTTGTATCTCCATCATTATTTGGTGTGGCTCCAGAAGGATCATTTAATGCTGCTGAATCTGCAGAGCTTTTTGAGATTTTTAAAAATACTTATGTCAATACTAGACAGAAAAGAATTGAATGGATATTAAATTACATGGTGACACTATCTGGTGATGTAGGAACTCTTACTCTTAGAGATGTTAATCCAATTTCAGCTAATAATAATACTCCAACACAATCAAATCCTAATCAAACAACTGTAGAAGCACCAGTTGATGTAGCTAAAAGTGCATTAAATGGAGCACAGATTGCATCACTTATTGATGTTGTTGCTAAAATCAAAGAAGGTATATTGACTCCTGATTCTGCATTGCAAGTATTACTGGCATCATTTCCAACAATTGATGAAATACAAGCTCGTAAAATTGTAGGATTGAATTCAGCTCCTCAACAAATGTCATCTTGTAAGCATGTTGATACATTCTCTGATGATGAGATTGGATACTTTGCTCAGTATGGTGAATCAGCACATCAATATGAAGTATTTGCTACATTTCCAATTGCTTGGGATACTCCATCCGCTGATGTATTCTCAAAGCAAGATCAACTATTTGCAACGATTGGAGAGATATCAGCAGAACTAAATGACTTTGATAAGAATGTACTTAAGATGTTAGGTGATGGTGAAGACTCTAATGCTATTGCTAAAGCTCTTAATAGTAACATTGAAGAGATTGCTAAGTCAATGGCTAAGCTTATGAAATGGGAAGTCATTACAAAGGGAGAAGTAACTGATTTAGGAAAGCAATTAGTAAGAGAAGAAAATATTCCTATTGAAAGATTTGAG